ATAAAGATTTATTACTTAAAGGTAATGATAATGGTTCCGTTATTACAGCTTTAGCACTAGATATGTCAGAAGCTGGTAAAGCTACATTTAATAGTGATGTAGTTGTCGGTGGAGATCTTACAGTATCGGGTGATGATATTACTATGGGCACAAACACTGCAGGTAATTTATTAATTGCAGATGGTACAAATTTTAATTCAGTAGCAGTTAGTTCGTTAACAGAGATATCAACCGCAGCTAGTGGTGATCTTTTACTAGCAGTAGATGCTTCAGGTGGTGGACTTAAAAAAATTCAAAGATCAACAGTTGTTGCAGGACTAGCAACAGATAGTGCACTATCAAATATAGTTGAAGATACTTCACCTCAATTAGGTGGTAATTTAGATACAAATTCTCAAAACATTTTAATAGATGACGCACACTTTATTGCAGATGAAAGTGGTAATGAACAAATTATATTTCAAACAACAGGTTCAGCAGTAAATCAATTTGATATTACAAATGCTGCATCTGGTGCTGGACCAAGATTATCAGCAACTGGGGGTGATTCAAATATTGATTTAGATATACTAGCAAAAGGCACGGGTCATGTAACGGTTAGAGGTAATACTACTTCAGGTACCATTCAATTTAATTGTGAATCTAATTCGCATGGTCAAATAATTAGAGCTCAACCTCATTCAGCTAGTGCAACAAACATTATGTTACTACCTGAAGGCGCTGATTCAACTTTAGTATCTTTAGTTTCAGCAGACACTTTAACAAACAAAACTTTAACAAGTCCTAAAATAAATGAAAATGTAGCCGTAACTTCTACTGCATCAGAAATAAATGCACTAGATGGTATTACTGCAGTTGTTGGTGAATTAAATGCTTTAGACATTGGTAGTACAGCTGTTGGAACAGCTGTAGCAAGTAAAGCAGTTATTTTAGATTCAAACAAAGATTACACAGGTTTAAGAAACTTTACTGTCAGTGGTGAGCTAGATGCTGCAACAGGAGATTTTTCTGGTAACGTTGATGTAGATGGAACTCTAGAAGCAGATGCTATTACAATTAACGGAACAGCAATAGCTTCAGTATTAAGTCCAATAGCAGGTGGAACAGGAATAGTTACAACAGGTGCTATTAACGCAGGATCTATTACTTCAGGTTTTGGTACTATTGATACAGGTGCATCAGCAATTACAACAACAGGATTAATTAGTGGTGGATCATTAGATATAGATAACGTTTTAATTAACGGAACAACAATTGGTCACACAGATGACACAGATTTATTAACAGTAGCAGATGGTTTATTAACAGTTGCAGGTGAAGTTCAAATGACAACTTTAGATATTGGTGGAACTAATGTTACAGCAACTGCAGCAGAATTAAATCTTTCTGATCTTGCAACACTTGGTACAAGTGCAGCTTCTAAAGTATTATCGGCTGATGCAAATAATTTAACAAAAGTATCAGGGGGTATAGTTTTAGTAGAAGCAACATTATCATTTGATGCTACACAAGATTGGGATGTTAGAGTATCTCCAGTTGCTAAAGTAGTAGTAACAGCTAACGTAACTTTTGATGCACCTTCAAATCCAACAGCAGGACAATTTATTTCTATTCTTGTTATACAGGATGGTACAGGAAGCAGGACTGTTGCTTGGAATGCTATTTTTGAATTCCCAGGTGAAACAGCTCCTGTGGCAACAACAACAGCTGCTAAAGGCGATCTATTTTCATTTAGGTATAATGGAACAAAATGGGTTGAAGTTGGTAGAAATCTTAATTTAACAGTAGCATAGGATAATAATATTATGTACGCACTTATAACAGACGGCTCAATAGCAAAATACTTGAATGGTAATAAAGGAATTACTATTGGAGATATTCAATACCCTAGAACTATTTTTACTCTATGGACTGCAAGTGAAAAAGCAGCAATAGGTATTTATGAGATAACTTTTGATGATAGTAATAAAAAAGATGAAGCATACTATATAAATACAAATCAAACTTACACTTATGATGCAGACGCTGGCACAGTAACAGCCGCATATGGTGACGCTACAGCTAAAGCTCATGCTAATGCAAATGCTACTGATAAGGATGGAGCTGATCTTGATCCAGTTGTAGTTATACCTGGATTAAAAACAAAATTTATAAAAATTATTAAACAACAAGTAGCTGGAATATTACAAGATACAGACTGGTATATTTTAAGAAAAGCAGATGCAAATACTGACGTGCCTTCAGCTATTACAACATTTAGAGCAGCTGTAAGAACTAAAGGGGCAGCAATGGAAACATTAATTACTAACGCATCTGATACACCAGCAATTGAAACTTTATACACGTATGTTAATACAGCAGATGAAGGGGACCCTAAAGTTTTTGAAAGACCATTAGGAGAATTCCCAGAACTAGGATCTTAATATGTCTATTATTATTCCAGCAAACACTTTAGCAGCAGGTGGTTTTGATGTAGCTAACTCTGTTAATTGTGGAGATACAAGCACTAGATGGAGTGGTTCATCTAAAGTTACATCAACAAGTCAACAAAAAGGTAGTTGGAATATTTGGTTAAAAAGAACTGTTCTTGGAGCGCAAGGTTTATTTAAAGTTTATGAAGCTGCTAATACTGGAGTTGAATTTGGATTTGATAGTAGCGATCAATTCTTTATGAAAGAATTTGAAAGTGGTTCAGATGTATTTAATTTAAAAACAAATGCTAAATTTAGAGATCCAAGTGCATGGATGAATATTTTACTTGCAATAGATACAACACAAGGAACTGAAGCTAATAGAATAAGATTATATATTAACGGAGTTGAACCATCTTTAGCAACTTCAACTAGACCAAGTGTAAATACAAATTTAGTAAGATTTTTTGCTAATGGTGAAGATGATAGTACCCAAGTACATGAAATGGGTAACAATTATGATGGTGCTACTGGTCATTATCTTTTAACACAAATTCTTCATGTTGATGGAACACAATTAGCAAACACAGATGTAGGAGAATTTGACGAAGATTCAAATATTTGGAAGCCAATAGATATTTCAGGAACTACACTTGGAAATAATGGATATTATTTATCAATGGAAGATAGTTCTAATTTTGGAGTAGCAACTGGAAAAGCAATGACAGCACATGGTTTTGCTGCAACAGATAGTCGTATTGATACTTGCACAAATAATTTTGCAACATTAAATCCACTATTTAAACAAGATGGTGTATTTTCTGAAGGTAATTTAGTTTATACAATTGCTGCTTCTGATTTTGATAGTGGAGTTTCAACTTTTGGTGCAGCAAATGGAAAATGGTATTTTGAAACAAAAATAACAGCAATAGCGTCTGGTACTACTAGAAATAGTGTTGGAATTTGTGATGCTAGAGATGGAAATTATGTTGCTGAAAATGAATTTGGACAACCTGGATCAGCAATAGTAGGAGATACTGTTGGTTATACAGGAAATTCATCAACAGCAGTTTTTAAAAATAATAGTTCTGTATATTCAGGAACAACATATACAACAAATGATATTTTATGTTGTGCTGTTGATTTAGATAATGGTGCAGTTTACTATAGAAAAAATGGTGGTTCTTTTTTAAATTCTGGAGATCCAACTTCTGGTTCTTCAAGAACTGGAGCAGTAACAATTACAACTGGCGAAACTTATTTATTTGGTAATACAGCTTATGCTGGTTCAGCTTTTGCAATAAACTTTGGCTCTCCACCTTATAGTGAGAGTGGTGGCGAAACAGATGGAGATGGTTTTGGTAATTTTAATCAAGCAGTACCTAGTGGATATTTTGCATTATGTACTAAAAACCTAGCGGAGTATGGATAATGGCTTATACAACAATAGACGATCCGTCAGCATACTTTCAGGCAAAACTTCATACTGGTACTGGTTCAGAACACGCAGTTTCTGGAATAGGATTTGCTCCAAATTGGGTTTGGATTAAAAGCAGAAGTGATGCTCACGATCACTTTATACACGACACCGTGCGTGGAGCAACAAAAAGGCTTAACTCTCTAAATACTGATGCCGAAGCAACAGTAGCAGAAGGTTTAAAGTCATTTGATTCAGATGGATTTACAATGGGTACTAATGGTAATATCAACGAAGATGATGAAACCTTTGTATCTTGGAACTGGAAAGAAACTGCAGATGCTGGATTTGATATAGTTTCTTACACAGGTTCTGGAAGTGCAAAAACAGTAGCACATAATTTGGGTGTAAAACCTGATGTTATTATATGTAAAAGTAGAAGTGGTGTTGAAGAATGGCGACCATATTTTAGTGCTTTAGGTGCAACTTATGCTATGAGATTAAATGGTACTAATACTAAAGATGATGACGCTGGTTATTGGAATGATGTTGAACCAACTTCAAGTGTATTTACAGTTGGAACAAATGCTGGAACAAATGGAAGTAGTGTAACTTTTATTGCTTACTGTTTTTCTGCAAAACAAGGCTACTCAAAATTTGGAAGCTACAAAGGTAATGATAATGCAAATGGTACATTTGTGTACCTAGGATTTTCTCCAGCTTGGATTATGATTAAAAGAACAGATAGTGTTAATGATTGGATTATACTGGATAATAAAAGAAATCCAATAAATCCAAGTAATGAAAGAATTTTAGCAAATACAAATGCTGCAGCATCAACTGCTAATACAATGGTAGATTTTTTAAGTAATGGTTTTAAACCAAGATCAACTTATGGTGGAATAAATAGTGCTAATAATTTTATTTACATGGCTTTCGCTGAACAACCATTTGTAACATCAACAGGAGTGCCTGCAACGGCAAGATAATTATGCTACAAAAAGTAAAATTTGCACCTGGATTTAATAAACAAGTCACATCAACGGGCGGCGAGAGTCAGTGGGTTAATGGTGATAATGTTAGATTTAGATACGGCTTACCAGAAAAAATAGGCGGTTGGGCTCAATTAGGTTCAGTTGATATTACAGGTCGTAACACTGCTATTCACCATTTTGTAAATACATCAGGTATTAAGTACGCAGTGCTTGGTACTAATAGAATATTGTATGCTTATTCTGGTGGTATTTTTTATGACATACACCCAATTAAATCTACGACAACTTTAACTAGTGCATTTTCTACAACTAATGGATCAGCAACTGTAACATTAACTTTTGCATCAGCACACAACGTAGAAAAAGGTGATATATTATTATTAGATAATTTTACCTCTATAACAAACTCTAATTTTAATGCAGCAAATTTT